TTTTTACAAGAACGCGCGTTGCGTTAGTGACGTCAGAAGAAAGAAATGTGTATCCATCAATAACCAACGCTGCTTGCGTGCCAGCATTCGTTAACGTGGCTCCAACGCCAGACGAACCATTGTTGTAAGTTACAGACCCAAGATCGGCTGTTGTCGCATACCCCGCAGCGGCATGATACGTAAGATTGGCAACAGTCGCGACCGTGTTGTCTACATATTGTTTCGTGGCAGCTTGGAGAGATGCGCTAGGATCTTGCGTTAAAGTGATTGTCGTCAAACCGGCAAGCGTTGTAGAGGTTCCGCCAAGCGCAATTGATGTGCTGCCAATCGTGACAGAGCTATTTTGAAGGTCCGCGTTCGGAATTGTAGATGATGCGGTAAATGCACTTGTGCCATTCCCTTTGACGTATCCCGTCAAGGTCGTCGCACCAGTACCACCGTTTGCTACAGGCAATGTTCCAGAAACATGCGTTGTGAGACCAATCTTGCCCCAGCTTGGTGCAACGCCAATTCCACCAGAAATAAGAGCATTACCCGTAGAAACGTCGTTCAGACGAGCAAGCGTGCTTGATGTGTCTGCGTATAGCAGATCACCTGTTGTATAGCTTGAAAACCCAGTTCCGCCCTGAGGAGACGACAACGGCGTCGAAAGACCACTTAGGCTTGTGATGTCTGAGTTTGCACCGCTTGATGCAGCGCCTAAGTTTGCCCGGGCACCCGAAGCCGTCGTGGCACCTGTCCCACCATACGCAATCGCAATAGTCGAACCGTTCCAAGTAGCGTTTGAAATCGTCGCGGGAGATGAAAACGTAATGCTAGATGCTGTTAAACTTGTAAATGTGCCTGCGCGCGGATCAACACCACCAATTACCGTTCCATCAATGGTGCCGCCCGTGATAGCGACATTTGTTGGATCGAACGCGGAAACATTTTTCCAAAAAGGATTCGAGCTTGCTCCTGCGGTAGCAAGAACATATCCATTGGTTCCAGGTGTCAGAGCTTGCCAAGTAGAAGCTCCCCGGTAAAGCACGCTGCCTTGCGTGCTAGATACCGTGTCAAGAACTTGGCTTACCGTCGCATCGACAGGAGTAGCCGTTGACCCGCTTGTGTTGGCTTTGATGGTATAACCAGCCATCTGAGCCAGAAGATTGTTTGTAATACCATTTGGGGCAATCGAAATCGTGCCGGTAGGACTAGCGGCATCAATCGTACCGCCCGCAACGCCATCGACACGAAGCGGAGATGCTGTCCCGACCGATGTAATAACGGCAGGAGGATAAGTGGTTGAAATATAGGTGCCAATTTGGGAAATTGTTCCCCGTTTGGTCGTGCCTGTAGACCCGCCAGGCTGAACCAACTCAAATTGCTCATCACCGCTCAGCGAAATTGCGACTGGTAGCGTAGGTATTGGTTGATTAGCCATCAGATCGTACCCTGAAGTGCGGGGATGATGATCGTTCCGGACGTGATTTGACTTCCCGTCGCAACGCTAGAGAAGGAAACAGATCCAGAACTCGAAGAAGTAACGACAAAACTGCCGTTGTAGAGGTTGGGAACAACCCCTGTGATTGTTACAGTCGTTCCAATCGGGACAAACTGACCAGAATACGTGACCGTTGCGACCGTTCCAGTGCCCGAAACCGTCAAAGTCGGGTAAGATTGCCATTCACCACTCTGAACAACGCGCAAAGTCCCGTCTTGAGTGACACGAATTGCGCCATCTTGCGTAACACGCCAATCCGTCTCGTCCTGTGCATACGGTTCAGGACGCGCATTGTTGATCGGAATGGGATCTGGAGGCAGAAGAACCGGTTTTTTCTGTTCTTGCGGAATGTCGTAACAGGTGTCACAAACGAGAAACCGAAGGTTCTGAAGAACTGGTCCGCTAAAATCAAATTGGAAGCGCAACTTATGGTGGTTGTACAAGAAACCGCAGCGATCGCAAACTCCGAACGCGCGCGGGCTCGTTGGATTAACTAATGCGCGACCGTGTGGTCTTGCTGTCATTAGTTTGTCCTCATAAATTCTTGATGCAACTCGGCTGCTTTCGCAACATATGCGGCATGAGCTTCTTCAGGTGTTCTATATGAACCAAGATAAATTCTTTTGTTATCGCAACGAACACATGCTCTATATCTATTTTTCTTTTTATTGAACCAAACACCTTTTAATTGAGTCTTGCTGTTGGCCATGACTTTGCGATTTATGCTGTTTTGAGAATAGGTTGCAAGCCTCAAGTTCAATATTCTGTTGTTCGATTTATCTCCGTCGATATGATCCAAAACCATAAGAGGCCAAACTCCATGTTCAACGAACCAAACAAGCCGATGGCATAGAATTTGACGCCGGAATACACCGACATAAACATACCCGTTGGCCTTTTTGCAGCCAGCGGTATATCCATTTAATGCAGCACCGCGCGTTTTTTTATTGTAAAAACATCCATTTTCCTTGTCGTAATCAAGAACTTGCAAAAGATCTTCTTTTGAGAATGCGTATTCTTGCTTTTTGCTCATCTGTAATACGCTCCTAACGCGGGATAAATGTATAACGGCGTGTCCTCAGTGTCCTCTGCGGCTGCAAACTGCCACGCCTCGGTGTAATCAGCCTTTCTGATGGCTTCCAACTGAGGTTGGTAGATACGCGCAAACCGATGAGCAAGCCCGGCGACGAACGCGTCGTACCAACGATACGGAATGTCGGGGGTTTCACCACTTGGCAGGTTGGCATCCTGCACTTGGTACATCGTTTGGAGCTTTAGTGTGTAGGGTCCACCGCTATCCGGAACTGGCCATACAGTGATTTGCGGTGTGATTTGCCGATTATACCAGTAAACCGTTGGCGTAGATTGAATTTCTTTGTTTGGAAGAGCACCATATTCATATGTGCTGATCGGGTTCATGATACGATCAGTTGTAACGCCGCTGATTGTGACCGAGAGGTAAGCGACAAGAATGCTCACGGTCCGTGCTGGCAGGGTATAGGTACTTGTCCCTTGCGTTAGAGAGATTTGTTGAAGCTCACTCTTCCAAAGGTTAACGCCTCGATTGGCCCATTCAGACAGCAACAGGTTGCACTCTATCCCCGCTCGGTTCATGTGCTCGGGCAACAATGCCGTAGGCCGGAGTTGGATACGATCAAACGCATCCAACACCAACGAACCTACTGACGGTGCAAAGCTATATGTGCCGCTGCTGGTCATCAGGTGTAATCATTCTTGATGAGAGTGATTTGGAACGTCGATGCCACGCTATTGTTAGTTGAAGATCCAATCGCCCTCGCCTCAACGTCCGTTTTTTCGGGAATGGCAATAGCTGGATCAAAGATGTAATTTGCAACGCCGCTGTTCAAAGCAACCACAGCAGTCGTCAACGGGATTCCGTTGGTTCCAGAGGTCAACAACCGACCCGTGACTTGGTTGTTGCCGTTCGTTGCGCCAACGGTCAGATTGCCAGCGGTCATATATCCCGTGTATCCGGCAGGGATTGTGTAATGCCCCGTTGTCCGGCGATTGTATCCAACGTACATCATGTCGTAGACTGTCGCCGGAACACCCGCCGTCACAGTACCCGTGCCAAGATAAATGTTACCCGCCGACGTGGCGCCAGATCCCGCCGTTGCGACGTAGATGTTATTGATCCGAAGATAGGTGTTGGTCGTGTTGACGGCAGTCTGACCGTTAAGCGTAACGGTTTCAGAGACCTCGTTGTAACTCCCGTCAAGACCTTCAATGACAATTGTCCTAGCGCCAGTGCCCGCAGCAGCGTCATTCGCGCTATCGGAACTGACCTTCATCGCAATTGCCGAAGCCGGATGCGTCAGAACGGTCCCGTTGGGCCATATCGTCTCTTCCGACGTGTCGATGTCTGGATTATACCCAAAAACTGCAACCGCGCGGTGACCCATGATCTGGCCCCGGCTGACCTGAAGGCCAAACGGCTCGTACCTGCCGCTTGCTGTGATAGAATAGGCAGTCGCCATTGGTTTCGCTTTCCTGAAGATGAGGGGAGATGGGGGCCGAAGCCCCCACCAGGGTTACTTGTGGAGCTTCCGGAGGGTTTCCGCCAAGCGTGCCCGACGGGCGAGCGTCGGATTGCCTGAATGCGTAGCCTTCTCCAGTTTCTTCGCCGGGATCTTCTCGCCTGCGGGAACGTGCAACGACTTATGCAACGCGCCCGGATGCTTGATAGCCTCGGCTATCCACATGCGTCCCCCGCGCGCCCGCGTGGTCAGTCCCGCTCGGCACTCGTCGAAGAGTGAGCGGAAGAGAAGGGAGACTTGTCCGATCCAACGCGGCCACCGTGCTTACGATGCGGCTTGTCAAGACGATGCTTGGCAGCGCCACCTTCAGCATGAAGATGCTTCACGGCCTTGCCGCCCTTCTTATAGGGCTTGAACTTAGCCTTGGCCTTCGACTCGGCAGAAGTCTCGTCGTTGGTTTCCGAGCTAGCACCGACGCTTTCCGCTTCCTTAGCGACATTGCTGTCGCCACCAGCGTAAGCAACCATGCCGCCCTTAGCGCGGTGATGCTTCTTGTGATGTGCTTTCATGATTTGTCCTTACAGATCAATAGTTAGCCGGGGGGATCTGGTTTGCAGACTGCACATAACGTACAATCAGCGTACCAACGCCACCGGAACCACCCGTGTGGGCACCGGATTTGACGTAAATCCGGACGTCCGATGTACCAACATTGATCCACAAACCCGTGCGGGTTGCATCAGTGCCAGGAGTGAGAGCCAGACGACCGACCGCATTGGCGTTCGTTGCGGCAACCAATTCAGTTGCCGTCGCCGAAGTACCAACACTGACCGTGTATGTCGTCGTGCCGCTGTTCCAAGCAGTCGTTACGTACACATCAATCCCGATGATGAAACTATTCGCCGGAATGACGATGTTCGTAGCGAGAGCCGTTTCCGTGCCAACCTGAGTGATCGCTTGAATCTGCGCCGCTTCAAGAATACCAGTGTTTTGAAGCGAACCTACGGTAGAACCGGAGGTATCAATCACATTGCCAGAGAGAACCGGCCCAGTGAAGGTTGTGACACCCATGGGCTTGTCTCCTTACGAGGTCGGGAAGTTCCCGTAGATGGCACGAGGATCGTTGTAGCCGAACGAGAAGCGCTCATAGCCTTTCACCAGGAGGTTATCCGTGATGAAATCCACCTGCATGTCCATCTCAAACGGGATGCGCAGCATGTGAACCAGACCGTCGATGTTCGTCGAGAGGAACCAAGCGTACTGCGACGTGAGGAAGTCGAGCACGATGTAGCCCTCTGGGAGACCACCGGAGGTTGTGAGGATCGCGTTCACGTCGTTGTTCGCGGTGCCCGGACGCAGTTCCGTCTTTGTCAGACGAATAGCCTGCGGTTCGAGAGCCGGAGGAACAATGAGGCGACGTGCACGCGACAGGATGCGCAGACCCGCTTCGTTGTAGAACCCAGTGCGGACGTTGATCATGGACTGGAGGAGCGAAGACTCCGTGAGGTCCAGATCGGTCGTCGGACGGTTGGCCCAGGTGCCGCCATCGTACGGATGGTCGGTGGCGCAAAGAGCTTTACCGTCACCACCGATCGACGCATTGTAGGTCGTCGCGGTGTTGAGGATGTTCGCGCCCTGGATTTCCTTGAACTGCGCAAACGACTCTTGCAGCTTCAGGTTCGTGGGGTTGAACTGGGCCTTGTAGAGGTTATCATCAATGGCCTTGCGAGTAATCGCGTAACCAAGGGCAACTTCCTGGTGCTCGAAGTTGAACGTGAAGCGTTCACCGGCGTTGTTGTCGAACGCGGTAGCACCACCTTCAGCCTTGAGCTGGGGCAGGCCGAGGAAACGCATCTGAGTCGAGCGTTCCAGAGCCATATTGGACTTGTGCGTGGTAAAGACCTTATCCCACTGACGCGGGATCATGTCATAAGAACCACGTACGTCAAACAGACCTGGCAGGAGCTCCTGCTTGATCTGGGAAAGACTGACAGCCATGGATCAAGCCTCCTTAGATACCGGTCGTCTGAAGCGTATTAGCTTCGACGATGACCCAGTTGTTTGCCGAGGTCGCATCCGAACCGTTACCAACGCCCGCGTAGAGGCTGATGATACGGAACGGCAGCGTCGAGGTCGTGCCGGCGGTATACATATCGAGATATGCGCCAGAACGGCCCGTAGCGGTGGAACCAGCCGAGAGACCAGCAACGTCCACGTTCTGACCAACATCAGCCTGCGTGACGGCGCTGGCCGTCGTGTTGCTGTTGCCAGTCTGAACAACGAAGCGGGGAGCTGTGCCGGGCGAGCACGGGATGATGTAAGCTTCAATCGACGACTGAGCCGAAGAAGCGACATCCGCGCCGGGCCAGTATGCCGACCACACCACGCGACCCTGCGAGGTCGAGAGGTACTTGCAACCGACGAAAATACCCATCATCTGGGAGACGCCGGTCGAAGCTGTCCACTGGGCAATATAGCCAGTGTTCAGGAGCTTTACCGGATCGCCAGTGTAGATCTTTGTCGTGTCATTATAAGCAATGGGGAACGTCACCTGTTCTGCACTCGGCGCAGCACCAGGCGCCCCACCGACTTGGCTGAAGCCAAACGGTGCCAAGGTGTTAGCCATTAGGCTATCCTTTCTTTAAGGCTACTTGGGGCTCGTCCGCACGGGCGTCGTTCAGACAAGCAGCGAATGAACAAAGCGCTTGTTCATTTACTCGGCACTAAACCTCGGATGAGGTTACTCTTCGACCGTCAAACGGGGGCGAGCCACGTCTGAAGGTGCGTAAGATGTTTTGAGAGAAGGCGTGGTGCCCTTAAACCCTTGCGGGATGGCACCGGTAAGCTGTTGTTTCTGGGCTTCGACAAGCATTTGAGCCGCTTGGAAGTCTTCTTCGCGAGCCTGTCGTGTCAGTTCAGCCGGACGTTCCATCAGCATCATGCCGTCACGGCGGATGATCTCCGTTGGATCGCTGACCGATGAGAAATATCCTTTGTGAGCACCATGAACGACTGGACGCCAGCCGTTGTCGTGAAGATGCGTAATGTGCGCATCATCTCGCTGACCATAAAGAAACTCGCGCTTCCACTCGTAGGTATAACCCGGAGGGATCAAATGGTCCGGAATGTAGAACCGATCCACATTTGAGCCACGTTTGCGGCTTAGGATGGTTCCATCACGCCCGACAACTTCGTTTCCGGTGGGACGAATGGGGTCGCGAACGGTTTCACGGAGAGGTTCGCGGTTCATTTCACGGTTTTTGCTCATGGTTTCTGCCTCAATATGGGTTGTCGTATGCGCCGGACTTCATCATCATGGCTTTTCGGCGCGCGTATTCCTTCACACCAATGGGTTCGCCCCTATTCGGGCCCGAGTTCCAGACAATCGATCCGTCAACGGCTGCTTTTGCCTCGCCGGGCGTCAATTTCACGACGTTTGCACTCGTGTTTGACCCACCAGAGGACAGATCTCCGCCTCTGGAGACCGGTGCAGCCGGCGTTGCGCGACGCGAAGACTGTTTTTGAGGTGCGCCGTCGTCCGAAAACCCAAGTTTTTGGTCGATGAATGCAAAATACTGGTCAGAATCCGGCGCCAGACCTTCCGCTTCGGCTTCGTAATGAGCCGCGATCAGCTTTTTGTTCTTAGAAGCATCGGTTACGAGATCTTGATGCTGTCTCAGATACTCTTGGCTGCGTGGTGAAAATTTGGAAATGTACGATTCAACCGGATCTGCCGACGTTACGGGCGTTTCAGACCGAGTTTTCTCAAGGCTTTCCTTGCCTTCCTTAAGTTGCTTCAGCGTTGTCGTCACTTCCGCAAGGCGTTCGTTGGCCGTTACGGTGCCATCGACGTCGCCGCGTTCCATTGCATCCTTCAACTCACGCCGGATCGCATCGCGCTCGCTCTCCACAGCCATGATTGACGAGGAGACAACATCCAATTCGCTTTGTGCGACCTTGGTTTGAGCCTCACGGGCCTGTCGCTCTGCAATCTCGGCCCGACGACGTGCTTCTTCTTTTTCCTTGCGTTCCGTCTGAAGTTTTGCTTCAAATTCTTTTACCTGAGCCCGAACGATCTCGACGGCATCGCTGTCCGACTTTGTTTCGGTCTGAGGTGTAGATTTCGCCGTGGTGGAAGTGGTGTCTTCCCCCTCGTCAATTTCTACTAAAAGTTCCTTATCGTCGTTCATTTCTGCACCTTAAATAACCCTGGGATGGGTGCCGGCTTTTCTCCGCAAGGAAGCCGGTCTGAACCTTGAACCCACGCCATCCGCCCAGAGGAGCCAAAGCGATGACGGCGCCAGAGATCAGTAGACCACACCAGGGGAGGGAATAATGCCCTTGATGTGGACTTCCTCCAGCAGACGGCAGAGATGGCCGTTGAGCATGAAGGAGAACCCGTCTGAAACCCTAAAGAAGCACCACTGCCCGGCTTCAACATTCTGGCCGTGGAACTTGTTGTGCGCATCATCAACGAACGCGAGAGGGCCTTTCTTGAGCACCAGACCAACCTTGCCTTGGTACTTGTCCTCGCCGCGCGTCGTGTCCGAGAGATAAATACCCCCGGCGGTCTTCTCTGGGCGGATGTAGATGCCAACCAAGATCTGGTTGTGCAGCACTTCCACCTTGCTCAAGTCGCCCACTTTCTCGCGGATTTCATGAGCTGGATCGTATTTGTGAAGCTTAATAGGTGTCGTCATGTTTACCTTGGGTGAGGTTAGCAGCCCCATGCCCTGCGAGCTTTACGCAACCGACTATCGGGATCTTTCGCAGCACCTGGGAATTGCTTCATTTGCCCTGCGGAACGCGCACAGAACGACTTATGCCGAGGGTTGTCGGTATCTTTTGAAGGCGGTTTCAATGTTCCGCCTGTCTCTGCGTGGTAGGAAGCGCGCCCCTTGGCGTTCAACCCACCTTCTGGATTCTTGCCTTCAGCTCGGGTCCAGGCCGGGGTTTTGCCGCCCGAAGCCCGCTCAGGACGATCAAGCCGGCTCTTCGCAGTCTTCGCAGACTCACGGAACGCCTCAGCCGTCGGCGCACCCTCTTGCCCGGGCTTCCGCATCCGCTCACCCGAACCCTCAGCGATCCGTTCGCGCTTGGCGTGGATGTTCTCATAGAGACCACCACCGTAGCGCTTGGACGCCAGTTCACGGGCCGTGCAGCACGAGCCTTTATACGGATGCGCCATCAGCTATTCGCCTCTCGCTCAATGTCCCGAATCCACTCTTTAACCTGTTGAAGCGTACGGATCTGGCCAACCCGGTAGCGATATTCCGGGAAATCCTTGGCCATTCCTTCTACGAGATCTTCGGCAAGCCTCTTCCACTCATCGTCGATGAGCCTGCCGAGTTCTCTCGCAACCGCTGCTTCGTAGGCGTTCACAGTTAGGCTTTCTTTTGAGGACGACCGTATTCCTTGACCTTCTCAAGCCGGCCTTCACCCGATCCCGCACCAGCGGTCATCTTCGGGTAAACGGCACCACCGCTCTTCTTCGTGATCGGCGGATAATCGCGGATGTCCTTGCCGTCGTTCTTGCCAGGCGAGTGCGTAACCTTGGTCCCAAGACGGAGGCTTTCGGCCTTCACCGGCGTCAGGTTGCTGTCAACTCGGCCACCGCGCTTGCGCATCGGAGGCAGACCACCCGGCATCGGCATACCCGCACCAGCGCCCATCTGGGGAGCCGGCGGAGGCATCGGAGGCGCCATCATCGGCAACTTCGGCTCTTCCTTTGGCATCTCGGGCGTTTCAGCTTTAGGTTGTATCACGATGTTGACGTTCTGGCTGCCCTTGGCCTTGCCCTTTTTCTTCGGGCCCATCGGCATGCCGCCCATCGCATAGCCTACCCGGCCACCCGTTGCTCGATGAGCCATGCCACCGTGCTTCAGGCCCTTCATGGACTGCTGGCGATCGTGCTTTTGATCAAGCTTCGACTCTTCCCACTCAGCCATCGTCATGTGATGCTTAGCGGCAAGCTTCTTGTCCTGAGCGAGATCCTTCTTAGAGTGTTCCCACTCCATCGCGCTCATACGACCACCACGCTTGCGACCAAGCAGGTTCTTACTGGCTTCAGCGGCAGCGCCCGACATCTTGCTGATGCCGTCAGTCGATTTGTCACCAGACTGATCGTCGCCCATCTTTTGCTTCATAAGGTCAATACCGCTCAGCGGAATGCCCTTTTCTTTCATGAGATCAATCAATCCCATGCCGCCGCCATCCGCTTTCTTTACGGGGCCACGGGCCTTGCGGTCCATACGCCGCTTAGCGTGCGCACCATCAACAACGTGATGTGCCGCCACACCAGCACGCGCCATGGGCTTCGGCATCGACATCGGGCCATCGACGGCACGACCGCCGGTCGCATACGACTTCCCGCCACACATACGAGCGAGCTTAGCCTTATGGCTGGCTTCAGATTGTTTCTTGAGATCGTCCATCGTTTTTCTCTGCCTTGTGTGTTCTTAGATAGCCTTTGTTGGTTTCGTTAGTCCTGCGATACTCACCAAAGGCCAACGACGCTGCATCATACGCCGCCTTGGCCTCTTCAAGCGTATCGTAGCGACCGAGATTTCTTTTTTTTCCATTGGTCTTAATGGACGCGAGGAACTTGTTCCTTTGAGTGCAATACGAAACACCCTTGACGCCAAGTTTGTTGTTTGATTGAACGCTTTTGTTTGTTGAATTCTGGATGAAAGTTACAATTCGCAAATTCTCAATACGATTGTCAGACCTATTACCGTTGATGTGGTCAATATATTCGTCCGGCAATTCCCCGTAGTGCATCAACCACGCCAACCGATGAGCGCGATGCTTAACATTATCCAACCCTATGATGGTGTAACCATAGACGCTGGTGGTCCCGGCCTTTTTTCCTTGACGCCATTGTCTCTTCCAATGAAACTCACCCGTTTCAGGGTTGTAAGAAAGGACAGATTTCAAATAATCTTGGGTCAACATCATGACTTACTTCCGGGATTTCGAGGCGTTGTAAAATCTTTGCCAATGATTTTTTCTGCCATTGGTGCGGATTCAGGGTGAACAGCCATCGTTCTCGCCAAATCAACCATGGCCAGCATGCGCTTCTCTGCGCGGTCCTTGTCCTTGTCCTGAAGCTCAGCGGCCTTGATAGCCGCGCGGGTCTTCAGTTCGTCCATTTTTGCCGCGGCTTGCATTTTCACGTTCAACAACATCGGATCTTCTTGAGGCGGTGCCGGCATCTGAGGCGGCGCAAACAAGCCTTCCGTGTCGTCAAACCCGATGATCTTCAGCACCTGCTCATCAACCGCCCGTGCGTCGTACAGTTGTGGGTTGGCAGCCTGCAACTGTTTCAAAGCCATGCCTTTCATCAACCGATGGACATGACTAGGAGTATTTGGATCGGCAACAGGGTTGATGCCGTACGTGTTGAGAGCCTTGGTGAAACTCTCTTGATCCCACGGCGTCGAGGGGTTACGGTTCCCCCGCCAGAATGCTTCCGGTTCATCGCGGAACAAATCCGACAGCAACTCAAACTCTTCGCTCTGAGCCTGATGTAAATTCTTATGGATCGCGCTCTCGACCTTCGTGGCCTGTTCGATCATCGCGATCGTGGTGCCAACGGGAGCATCCTGCTTCCCTTCGCCGACCTTCATCTCCGTGATACCGGCAACCCTTCTGGTCGCTTCCGTCACCTTGTCCATCATGCCCAACAGACCGGGCGTGACGTCCTTATACGGCAACGGCATCACCATGTTGTTGATCGGCTGGCCCTGCGTATCAACCACGACACCGGCACCGGCAGGAACGCGCATTTCGTTCGTCTGCTGTCTCGCGGCGATCTTAGCCACCAGGAAGCCGGGAAAGTTCGCGAACATACCGGCGTCGAGAGCCTCGCGCCAAGCCGCCGTCAGGGCAGCGGTCGAATTGCCAAGTAGATGAAGCAGCCCCCAGCCATAGAAGCCAAAGCCACGAATATAAGGGTAATGAACGAACGTCGTACGAACGTCGCAGTCCTCATCGTCTTCTCGCCAGTTCCGACGGAGTTCCAGAACTTCACGGCTATCCTTGTCGATCGTCACCCGGTACGGGAGCGGCAGCCCCTTACCTTTGAACTGTCTTGGCGCAAACTGCGGCAGATCCAACTCACAATAACACTCGTACAGCGTGTGGTCCTTGTCCTCGGGGCGCTGGCTATCAAGGTTAATGCCCTCGATCGAGGCTTCTTTCCTCTCCACCGCGTCAAACTGCGGATTGGGCGGCAGGCTCCCGACGTCACGATAGACCCCGAGCACTTTCATCCGCTTCATCACACTGGACCGCATCCTGATCCGATGCGTGATCCGTCCAGCGTTCCGAATGTCAGTTGCAGCGTTGTTGACGATCAGATCCTCAGCGTCTACGCTCTCCGATACCGGCCTACGCCGCATCGGGTCCATGTAGACCTTCTTGAACCCCGATCCGCCGAACACCGTCATCAGCAGCAGCCGGTCGGTGTCCGGGTAATACTCTCTTGCCTTTTTTGTGAGATACCAGTTGAAATCTTTCTCAAGATCCTCAGCCAGCTTGTCCCGCTTGATTGTACGCTTGCCCATATCCTGGACCTTCACCGGGCCCGCCGCAGGCAACAGTTCCGCTCGCGCGTTGCTCCAGGCCATCAGTACAGCCTCAAGCAACATCGGATGCCGTACCGTCGCCATGCCCTCGACCGGTGCCGAGGTGTTCCCGACGTCGCCCTTGGCGTCCTCAAGCTTCAGAGCAAGCAGATCCATGCCCTTGGCACGCACCGCGACCCACTCTTCACGGCTCTGGAGATCCGCCTCGATCGCCTCCAAGACATCATTCGCGATCTTCCCCAGATCCGCCGGGGCCATCCGTTCCGCGAGGTTGTCCTCAAAACTCGACGACTTTTTTTCTTCCTGCGGGTTGAGATCAACCGTTACGCTGCCATCCGGCAACTCAACGACAATCGTGTCAGGGTTCACCTCGGCCCCTTCCATGGAGCCTTCCATCTCAATCTCGACGCCCTCAGCCTGCGGTTCAGGCTTGCGTCCCATGACATTGTGCAGGTTCCAAATAGCCATCAGTGCACAATCTCCGCTCTCTCCATCAGGACCATTCCATACAATTGGACGGGTCCAGGGTGTCCCTTCGGCATCCAACGGCCATCATGACGATGCGCCGGAACAGGCATCCACCCGCTCTTTACCAATTTCTCAATCCGTTCCCGATCTTCTGACGATCCATCGTACGCCCGGAACCAACCGTAAATCGTTCCAACCGGCGGATCCCACGGTCTCAGCAAGAACGGATTGTCGTCGTCCTCAATCTCCAACCGTTTCGTCATGCCGGGTAAAGCGGCCCCGACCGCCGTCTGTACTGTCGAGACTCTTGATCCGCATACTCGATCTCGTGCCGATGCACGATCAGACCAGCCTCTCGCAAGAACTTCATTGCCTGCGTCGCGCTATCCGTCAGATCCTTGTAGCGGCCCCTTGGAAAGCTCTGCATCTCGTCCATGACCATATCGGCCCAATCGCGATCTGGGGCATACACCAGCAACTGGCTGAACACCGGCTGTACCGCGTGCGCCCGAGCCACCTTGTCACCGTTCGGTTGCACAACCTGGACGTTCCAGCCCTCGGTTCCATGCAACCGTTGGATCTCTTGCACCGCCGTCAGGCCCGATGCCTTGCCTTCGATGATCAACTTGTCAGCTTTGTACCGCCGGCACGTCCATGCCAGCCACTCGACCAGGCCCCACGATGGTTTCGTCCGGGCCTCGAACTCAGCGGTGCTCTCGTTGAACTTGCGCGGTTCGTACTTCCCGTGCATCGCCAGGAACTTACGCCAAGCGTAGATCAGTACAATTCGTGGCGCACCATTCTCTCGCCACAGGCCCCAGACCGTGCAGGCGCTGGGGTCGTTGCTTTCCTTCTCCGTGTAGGCCGTATCCGCCGAGACCAGGACGAACTCCAACGGCGGGTAGGCGTCGTCAGCCCACAGTTGCCACCAATCGCGTTGGAAAATACCACCGCCCCGAGGTGCTGGGCTCTGCTGGTACTGGCCAGCGTAAGCATATGGGCCCAACGACGATTGCAGTTCCGCCACGACCGGCGGTGGGAACCGTTCCGGCCACGCCAACTCGCGGTCTTCCGATCGAGGATCAGTCCAGCCGATCGACGTGCTGCAATGCCGGCCGGGGTCGTATTCCATTGGGATCATCAGATGCGTGTAGCCTAGCCCTTCCGACAGGATCGTGCCGCTGACGTCGGCCTCGTGCACCCGCTGCATGATCACGATGATCGCCGACCGTTCCATGTCATTGAGACGGTTCGACAAAGCTTCCCGGAACCACCGGACCGTTTCACCGCGCACCGCGTCGGATTCGGACTCTTTGACCGAATGCGGGTCGTCGAGAATGACCAGGTCACCGCGCTCACCAGTACCGACGCCTCCGACCGATGTCGCCAAAGCGCTGCCGGTCTTTGAGTTCGTGATCTTCGTCTCGCCGACCTTCTTAAGCTCAAAGCGATCGCCGTACAGCTCGCGATATTGCGGCGACATCATCAGGTCGCGGAGCTTGGCATTGTCGCGCTCGGTGAGGCTCGCAGCGTACGAAAACTTAAGCATTCGCAGGTGCGGTCTGGAGGCCGGCCCCCACAGCCAGGCCGGGAAGAAGACGTTGCACAAGAGGCTCTTGCTAAAGCCAGGCGGGACGTTAATGAGCAGGCGATTGACCTGTCCAGCAGCAACGGCTTCAAGGTGCACACAGATCGCGTGCATCGCCCAGCCTTCGACGAGCGGCGTCTCGGGCTCAAGCACTGGCCAGAAATACCGCACGAACTCGTACAGGCTGTCGCGATGGCGGTACATCTGCACCCGCCGGCGCTGTTCGGCCTCCAGCAGATCAAGCTTGGCGCGCTTCTCGGCGCCGATACTCGGCTGTGGTGCGCGTGATGTTGCCTGTCGATCAACTGTCATACACATTCGCATAATCTTTATTATGGAAAACGGCAACTGAACTTTGTTATTGACACTCGTTTAGTGATTTGCATGCGACGCTTTGCCGCGTGAATAAATCATCTCGGGCGCTTGACATGCACTACAGTGTGTGCGATATTGAGATCGTCACGGCGCGATAGACGCCAAACAACATGGAGAGATACGATGACGGAGATTACAATCCACGGACTTAAATTTATCGTTGAGGCGAGCGGCTTTTGTCACGCAGAAGCAGATCAAGACGCAGGCATCGAGGCGATTTCGGCCCACCTCGATGAGATGGATAAAAGCGACGTCGCCGCCGCTCACGCGGATGGAATAGCCTGGATCGACGGTGATTTGTTTGGAGATCGGCCTGCAATCTTCGGCATGTTGGAATGCGTCGGCCACGCAGAGGCGACGCTTGGCTGGCACAACCCAAGCGCGGCCGGGTTTATGGTGTCAGCGATACGATAACTTCAACGAGGCACCCAATGTCAGACCGCTACTTTTGGCTCGCCGGCAACTTGTTCTTCACCTGCCTGATGTCTTTCGTTCTTACCACAGTGCTCTGCGCGATATTCTAAGGCCGAAACGCCCTTCGGGGCGTCCTAGCGTAAGGCGCTAGCTGATGAGGCCAGAAACTCACGGATAGACATGGAGGTAGAACTATGATCCACACTTTCACCCTCAGCATTGAGCCGATTGAAGGTCCAACGTTCCAATACGGGTTCCATCTTGGAACAGACCTCGCGCTCGCAAAAAAGATCGTCGAGGAGAAGTTCCAAGCGCGCAACGATAGCAGCTATGTCGCAGACTTGGACGGCCGCACGATGCGTACGAGGACGATGGCACTCATTCGCAATAATAAGATCGTCGATGTTTACGACGGTCAATGGGCAAGCGAATGGAATCCTGAAATGTAAACCCAGCCCCGCTTCGGCGGGGTTTTTTCTTGCCGGTCATCTATCCGGACAAATCGGTTTGCGGATCGCCAAATTTGTGCACTGTGGGTGTGCTTTTTGGCCGATTTGCAAACCGGGCAAAGAAGCGGCAATTGACGGAAAGCAAAATTATTTCTATCGGCCCGCGAGCGTTTGTGAAAATATTCTACTCAGGGGGTTGTACCTCTGGATTTATTTTGCTTTCGGCGTCATCTTCCGCGCCATCAAAAGAATTTAATTCCTCCGGCTCGACCGTTTCAGCAGTCAACTCGAGCAGTTCGCCGGCCGTTTCGCGTATCTGGGCCAGCAATTCAGCGTCCGACAATTTCCGGACGTCGGCAGTGATGTCGATCTGTTTTTTCTCGACGAAGAGCCCGACCTCTCGGCCCAGCAATTCTAGCGACCTGGCTGCGACCGCTCCGTCATATCGGTATTCGAGACCGTCAGAGCGCGTCTGAACCGGGCGTTCAGCTAAAGCGATCTCACAATTTTTCACAAGTTTGTCGATAACCCATTGACGAGACAGCTCAAATTTCGTGCTCACTGCAACAAATGCACGCTTTTCGGCTTCTGCGCGGGCCACCAAGATTTCGTCAATGCGGGCTCTAATATGTGCTTTTCTAGCCAACATGCTTGCAGAGCTTCGGCGATCATTGCTGAAGCCTGCTTCTTTATATGCCTTCCCCTGATGCCAACCTTTGGCTAATAGCTGCGCATAAGCCTCATGCCTGGCGTTTTGAAGCGCTGGCATTGTCTTGATCTTTCATGGTTTTGCTGATGTCGAGTAGGGTCGGCATGGCTTTGATGGTCCATTCCATCACGGCGTTAGACGACGCCCATGTTTTTACTCCTGGGATTACGAATGGATAGCCATCTGGGTCTCTTTCGTAGCAGATTGCGATAAATGACGCGATTTCTCCTGATTTGCATTTATCGAGTAGGAGCTGGGCGCATTCTACTATCGCGTCTCTTTGGACGTCCGTATGGTTTTGGAGGTAAGGTTTTGGCATGGGTGTGCCTTTTGGTTTATTTATTGATTACCGTTAAGAACTTGACGCGCCTTGAGTGGCAGTGATTACATTGTGTCTGCGGGGTCCATGGTCGGTCTCTGATGTCGATTTGGTCGCAGGTTAGGCATTTGGTCAAGTAGGTAGCTGCTTTTGAACGTAGATCATTAGTGCCTCTGGATCGCTCGATGCTGCGTAGATTAGGGCTCCCGATCTGCACGTCGGGCATTTCTCGGGGAGCTTCCAAGCTTGCGGCTTCGTTTTGATCCAGGGGCATTTCGTGCAACTGCCTATGAATTGTACGTTGGTCAATGGACTTCTGAGCTTTCCCATTCATCGTGGGTCGGATTCTTTGCTGGCTGAAGCTCAGTGACAATGTTGTTTTCATCGAGCATCAAGGCGCGGCCGTTTGTTGCGATGGATACATAAGCTCCATTGGCGCCGTGAATTAGGATGCTGCCGTCTTTATGCAACTCAATTCTCAGGATGTCTTCGGGGCACCCGGTAATATCACAGAACGCATCGTGAACCTGGGGCGCCAGCACCGTGAGATCGAGGCACATGACGACATCGAGCTGCTCAGGTTGCTTTTTGACTCGCTTTGTCATGCCTTGGCCCTCACTGTGTAAGAACCCGTAGTTGATTCAACGGTATTGGATACAGCCCGCGCCATCAACTCTTGAACTTCATGGCGGGTAAGGCGATGCTTGGCGGCGATCTGGTCGATGTGCTCCCCTAGCGCGAGGAACATCAACGAGTCGCTGCCTTTCGACCGCACGACGGCCTTGCAGGCTTCATAGGCGGCATTTATTCTTTGACCTAAACGCATTTATCTCCCTCCAAATCAATTAAAGGGAGACTACACTGCAACACATACGATTGCAACTGATACCGACGCGGCGGGGCTGGCCATGCACCCGCCATACCGTCAAAACACACGCGGCCCTCGATGTCTCGGCGCGAGATACGAGTTGCAGCGTTTACCGGCTCTACAGATCAAGGCGCGACTCTTGATTGTAGGCTACCTATCGTCCGTCACCCCGTTCGATCGCGAAGGCCAGCCTCGGCGCGAGGCGGCAGGCGATGAACGCAATCTTGCTGCCCGGTGCCGGCGCGGCGCCAGGTGCAGTTCGATCAGCGGATCAGGACCATATTTCGTGGAGCTGTCAGTCTAGGGACAGCAGGATCAAGCAAACAATGAATAAAGTTGCAGTTGCAACAGCGGCACCGACGGTTGCTGCGATCAAAGACATGGTTATATCTCAAAGGGTTGGTAGAACCCGCGTCGCGTAAGCCCCTGAGCCGCGTTGGGAGTGTGGGCATTGCTGGCGGGTGTTCCAAAAACAAGAAAACGCGCCCAGCCCGAAAGCCAAACGCGTTGCCTTATCTTAGCGATGTTCCTATACCGTTCCGGGCTTTACGTCAACCACTTTTCACTGGTGCGTCGTTTTGTCGCGATCAGGAGTAGTTGACGAGCGGTAAACCACGAAACCTCGGCCGTCGCATGTGTCGCAGGTCTCGCGGCGGCCATTCGAGGCAGGATCTATGCCTGATGCCCCGCAATCTGGGCAGAGATCCAAACCGGACTGCCTGATGGCGTCCTCAAGAACGAGGCAGATCAGGTTGCTCGTGCTTCTGCGATCGCGAGAAGCAAGCTCAGAGAGAGCGTTGCGAAGGCCGGCGGCCATGCGAATTGACGAAACGGGTGTGTTGCTCATGAATCGGTATGTAATACATCCAACGGCACGGTGCAAGGGCTAAATAATCGACAGCTACTTTGACTGCGACGCTTTGTCGCGAGCATGGGGGTGTTGACAAGGTGCACTACAATGTAGTATAAGACTGGACATGACGGCGAAACACTCGATCGGCCCCAACCGGCCTAGCAGCGAGTGACAAGCGCCCCGCCAGCATCGCACAGACGATCCGAGCGGAAACGGCCAGAAGCCGGAAGTTAGAGCATGAATTGCGAGGGGCATCCGCCCCGATAAAAAAACACGACATGGGAAGACAAAAATGGCTAACGACATCTATCAACAAGTAACCGATCGCATCGTCGCCGAGCTTGAAAAGGGTGCGACGCCTTGGATAAAGCCTTGGCGCAGCGCCAAAAAATCAAGTTCCGCCATGCCACATAATGCAATTACGCGGCGTCCTTATTCGGGTGTCAACGTGCTGCTGCTGTGGCTAACCGCTGATGCGGCCAATTACAGTTCAACCGGTTGGCTGACGTTCAAACAATGTTCGGAAGCTGGCGGGCGAGTTAAGAAAGGCGAGAAAGCGACTTTGATCACCTTCGTCAAACAGTTGTCTATTAAAGACAAAAACGACAGTGGCGAAGTGATTAAGGATGAAAACGGAGACGACGTAACGCGGCAAGTTCAAATGCTGCGCGGCTATTACGTTTTCAACGTCGATCAGTGTGAGGGGCTTCCTGAAAAAATCACGGGATCTGTACCTACAGCAGATGACGCGATGTCAGACCCTGAATTTGACGCCTGGGCCGCAAGCACGGGCGCGATCATTCGGCACGGTGGCGATCGAGCTTTCTACACGCCAAGCAGTGATTATATCGTGATGCCTGCGCGTAACGCTTTTAACGAAACTGCCAACTATTCGGCAACGCTTCTGCACGAACTTGGACATTGGACCGGCCACAAGTCGCGGCTTGATCGTAACTTGCGCGGACGGTTCGGCGATGCCGAATATGCTGCCGAGGAATTGATTGCCGAACTGACTTCGGCTTATCTCTGCGCTGATATGAACATTGACGGCGACATTCGCCACAGTGGATACATTCAGCACTGGCTGAAGCTGTTGAAATCTGACAAGCGCGCGATCTTTACAGCGGCCTCTGCGGCGACAAAAGCGGCAGAGTTCATAAAGACTGCGGCCCGTCAGGTGGAAGCAATCGCAGCCTAACACTTCACCCAGCTAAGGCCGGGTGTCCCTCCCAATTCATGCAATTCTGCGATAGCTAACTACTCGTTGACTTGTGGCGAGTAGATACCTGTCGCAGGACAGGACAACAACCAAAACATGGGAAGAATACAATGTTCTACACCGTTCAATATCAAGACTATTTGGGCGTCACCGCCGACCTTGATGCAAAAGAGATCGCACGTAACTATTGGCTAGACCAAGTTGATGCTGACGAAGCTGAGTTAATGTTGGAACAGATGTTTCGGCACAGCTACTTGGCTCGACAAGAACAACTTCCGGACGAATTGCAATTAACGTGTGATCAACATCTGCGTGAAATGGTCAAGTATCACGTGCATCAATTTCTTGAAGACCACCACCAAAACCCTGAATGAGCAGCGACTAGCCCCTGGCGACGGGGGCCTTTCCCTGCCCATCCAGCAGGACACTAAAACATGGGAGCAATATCAATGCTTTACGCTACAATCGGCGGCCAGAACTGGCAAATGGATACCTGGGAGCAGGTTTCAAATGCTTATCTTCGGTTGATCCAGCACATCGGGCGCGTCAGTCGTGCTCCGCAGTGCAAAATCATCGATGCCGCCGGTGAAATAGTTGCATATGTCACGGTGACGGGCGTCGTTTGGTCGCCAGATCACAATCAACCCTTCTTCGATCCTAACGCGTAAGGTGTAACATGTACTCGATACAACTCTTGAAGTTCAACGATCAGGGCGAGGGCCGCGAGGTCTTCGTTTCATCGTATAACGCACTCGATGCGGCCCATGCGGTGGCTCAGTATCTCGACAAGTCGCCAGAATATGCCACGCGGTTTGTCGATCTAATCACTAGCCATCCGGCTTGCATCGAGCTTGTAACGATGGACGACGCGGAGGATGGTTACTGGCTAATCCGGATGTCCAAAGAGCAGTACAATAAAGACTACCCGCACTCGATTGGTGAGCAGTAGATAGACCGCCCCCTGGGGCGGTCCTTTGGGGCGGTCCTTTTTCTGCTTATCGGCAGAACGCGCGACCAACGCGCCCAATGCCCCGCAGTTTTGGTCCACAGATTGGCGTCTGTGGCTGCGAGGCAATCAGGAGCTGATGA